TACTCCATAATATTAATAAAATGGGAGACCCGTTTTTCTTGTGGTTTCTAAATTTTCTTTGATAACTTTGCTGATTATTTCTCTTTCTTCGATACTCATAGCAAAGGCTTCTTCGTAGCTGACACTTCCTCTCATGTACCAGCATATTTTTATTAGTTCATGTTTTAATTCTTTTTGCCATGCTTCCATGAGCTTGACTTCTTCGAAAATCTCGTCAAGGCTCCAGGCTAGAATTCTTATGCGAAAAAATTTGATTGATCAAACGTAACTGGAATTTCAAATCTCTTTGGCGCGCCTTTTTGTTGATCTTCTTCAGTTGTTTCAACTGTAAATGGTTCAATTTGAAATTTTTTCTTTTCTTTTTCTAAATGATTGAGCACCTGTTTAAAAAATTTTTGATCGGATTTTTGTACAAATTCCAGTATATGATCAGGATTAGTAACTTCAACATCGTCTGTTGTAATGCTGCATATGCTTTTGGCCATAGTGTCTATGGTGAGATCAGTGAGTTTTTTGAAACTCTCATTGAATTTTACTAGTTTTTCTTCTTCGGATATTTTTTCATCTGTTACTAATTTAAACAGTCTCTGTTCTTCAAAAGTTTTTAGACTGCTTTTTGTAAATTCTTGATAGATAAGCGGTCTAATATTAATTTTGATTCCTTCAATTGAAATGATATGATTGAAATCAACTGAAACTAATTTGTTGAGAATTTTTCTTAGATCAACAGAATATTTTTTTTCTTCTCCTGATCCAGGAATTTTAGTTTCTATGTCTAAATTTTCTCCGTAGGTTGCAATTCTTATTGCAATAAGCACAGCATCAAGATCAATACTGGGCATTTTCCATGCATTTTTGATATTTGGTACACAACTTTGAATAACATCAACAGTGGCCTGGCCATTTAACAGTGCATCAGGAGTTTTCATAGTCAATTCGTCTTTGGCTGTCATGGCATACACAGGTAATTCGCCGTTTTCGGGCATGTCTAATGCTTCGGGAGAATACCATTTGCCTCTGCTAGGCAACGTTATATAGACTTTGGCTTGCCTAAAATATTTCTGTAGAGGATTAGGTTCTACAGGAGGCACAAAAGACTGATTAAAACTAGTCATATAATACTCCATATAAATACAATTATAATATTATATATCAAAAATATTTATATACATACTTAACTTGGATGATCGAAATTGGTAGATGAAGTAGAAATTCGTAATGTTGGTGGCGACGGAAAAGTTGCTAGCGAAGAAACATTGAAATTATTGCTAAAGGCATTTGATGATATGGCCAAGGCCAGGGGAATGGATGCCAAAAAAGCCAAAGACGAAGCTAAAAAATACCATGAAGAGCTTAAAAACGGTATAAAAATTATAAGAGAAGAAAAAGACGCAAGAGAAGAAAATACTGAAGCTCTTGAAGATGCAACTTCTAGGTTAAGAATATTTGCTAGGTCGACTCTTGGTTTGTTGACTGGAAGTATCGGAGTTGTTGCAGGCGGCCTCTACAATTTTGCAGAAGAGTTACTAATTGGTGGAGACAGAATAAGTGATTTTGCTCAGCATGTTCCGTTAATAGGTAATCGATTACAAACACTTGCTCAAGTATTAGACGAAAATATCGACAGCTTTAGATCTATGACCGAAGTGGGTGTAGATTTTGGCGGTAGCATATTTAATTTAAGATATCAAGCAGCACAATCTGGATTAAGTTTAGAAACATTTAACAATGTTGTTCGAGATAACAGCGAATCTCTTGCACTGTTCGGCGGGAGTGCAAATGCTGGCGCTAGAATTTTTACCCAAGTAAGCAGAATAGTTCAAAGTCAATTCGGACGTCAATTCAGTGCTCTAGGTCTAACCATGGAAGAAACTGCCGAATACACTGCTGATTATCTTGATCTTCAAAGAAGACTAGGGCGCACAGAGCGTATGGATGCACAACAACTTGCTGAAGGGACACAGGCTTATATTCTACAAATAGATAGGCTAGCAAGAATAACGGGTAAACGTCGAGAACAAATAGAAGCAGAATTAGAAGAACAACGAATGGATGCAGTATTTGCATCTTTTTTATCAGGATTAGACGAACCTGTACGCCAAAATGTTCAGGAAGCAGTGGCAGGTATTGATCAAGAATTGCAACAAGGCGTTCAAGACATGTTTTCAACAGGAGGTAGTCTTGCATCTGAAGAAGCACAAAATCTAGCGCAGGCTATCAATTTAGCAGGCGGGGATATCGGTGAATTTCAAAGTATAATTCGAGGAATAACAGAGGGCACACAGGACGAAACTGCGCTTTTTGAATATATAAATCGACTAGGCGATGGCCTAGATGCTGCAACACAAGAATCATTAAGACTCGTTGCAAGATCTGGGGGTCCTGAATCTGCCAACTTGGCTTTGGCATTTTTAAGAATGAGAGAGACAGGTTCGGCTGCCGCCGAAGCTACAAATGAACAAGCAGAGGCATTAGAAAGAATTAATATAGGATTGCTTGATTTTGAAAGAAGAATTGTCGATTTAAGAAATCAAATTTTTTTAAGATTGATAGATAGCGGTATTTTTCAAAGATTAGAAACATCGGCAAGTAAATTAATAGACTATCTAACTAGCCCTGCCGGTACAGCAGCACTTATATCTGCCGTTGATTCAGTTGTTGGATATGTTGAAAGATTTATCACAGACGTAGAAGAAGTGGGGTTTGGGCAAGCATTGCGAAATATATTAACTGATATAGGCGATGCATTCCTAGATTTTTTCCTTGGCCCAGATACTATTATGCAACCTGGAATGGGAGAAGTTGAAACTGAACGAACTGGTGGATATTGGCAAGAAGAGTTATTACCAATTATACAAAATCTTGCGTCAGGTTTAATGACATCTATAGTTGAGGGTATATCAGCATGGTGGGGTGATTTAACTTTAATTGAAAAACTTGCAGCAGGTATTACTGGTCTTTTTGTTGCAGGTGGTCCAATAGTATCAGCTTTTGTTGGAGGAATAACCGCAATGTTTGCATCAAGAGCACTTATTAATGCAATATCAGGCCTGGCCTCAGGGGGTCCTTCCGGTCCGGGCGGCGGGACAGGTAGCAGCCTTACTAGGAATTTGTCAAGAGTTGGTCGGGTTTTGGGAAGACTAGCAGTACCATTGGCTGCTTTAGGAACGTTTTATGAATTATATAGTCACAACCAACGCCTCATGGAAATGACTCCTGAAGAAAGAGATGAACACCGGAGATCGCTTGCAGAGGATCCTTTGAACAATTGGACAGAAGACTACGGAAACGCAGATCCAAGTAATACTCCAAGTTTGGAGGAAAGTATAAGTAGTATAACTGAAAGAATTGCAGAAGAACAAGACAGAATCAATAGATCTATGGCAGGCGAAAATGTTTATACAGGACCTGAAAATTGGGGACGTAGCCGATCAGAAAATAGAATATCAGAATTACTTGAACAATTAGAGAGCTATCAGAGACAGCTTGAAGAATCTCAGCCTGAAAGAGATACCGAAGAAGATACTCCTGCGACACCGCCGGTAACCGCGCCAGAACTTGAAAGAACTATGGAAGATGTATCTTCCGTTCTAAGAAATAGCACCGAAACAGCCAATAGCAATACTATTGAAGTGCTTCAAGGGTTAAATAGTACTATGGAACAGGTTTTAACCGAAATGCGCCAAGCAAGATTGGTTGACGAACGAATAGAAAGAAATACACGAAGTATGGGCGGAAATATTGCTAATGGTAGTGTATCACATATTAGATAAGGTGAAAAAATGAGTTGGAGAAAACATTTTGCTCCTGTGCATACAGGAAACAACATCAGCGGCAGTTTTTCACCATTCTCTAGTCGAGGCGCCGGCGGTGAACCCGGACCGGCTAGGACTAATTACAGTTCTTATCTTCCTGATGTTTATATCGGTACTCCAAACAGAGTAGAACGTTATGGCCAATACAACACCATGGACCTTGATTCTGAAGTCAATGCAGCCCTAGATATTCTTGCTGAGTTTTGTACACAACAAAACAAGCAAAATGGTACACCGTTTATTTTAGATTTTAAATCCAAAGCAACTAATTCAGAAACCACAATCATTCAAAAATACCTGCAACAATGGTGCAAACTACAAAAATTTGACACAAGAATTTTTAAAATATTGAGAAACTGTTTCAAATACGGTGATGAAATATTTGTGAGAGATCCAGAAACCAAAGAATGGTTTCATGTTGATCCTGCAAATGTAACAAAAATTATTGTAAATGAAAGTGAAGGCAAACTACCTGAACAGTATGTGATCAAAAACTTCAACATCAATTTCAAGGAACAGGTTGCAACTACACCATATCAAACCAATGGAAACATCACCGGTGGCGGCAGCGGTTACTTAACTGGCGGCGTCAGAGGAATGGTCGGTCAGCCTAACAACAGCTTTAGCGGTACAAGATTTCAACAAGAAGAAAACGAAGTAGCAATTGATGCAAAACATGTTGTGCATCTAAGTCTTTCAGAAGGTTTAGATAACAACTATCCTTTTGGAAACAGTTTATTAGAAACAGTATTCAAAGTCTACAAGCAAAAAGAATTGCTTGAAGATGCGATCATCATTTATCGTGTTCAACGTGCCCCGGAACGCAGAGTTTTCTACGTTGATGTAGGCAACATGCCCAGCCACTTGGCAATGCAGTTTGTGGAACGTGTTAAAACAGAAATACACCAAAGGCGTATTCCAAGCGCAACCGGTGGCGGCCAGAATGTTATTGACAGTAGTTACAATCCTCTGTCAATCAATGAGGATTACTTCTTCCCACAAACTGCTGAAGGTCGCGGATCAAAAGTTGAAACACTGCCGGGAGGCACCAATCTAGGAGAAATTGATGACTTACGATACTTCACTAATAAACTTGTACGTGGCCTACGTATACCTAGCAGCTACTTACCAACCGGTGCAGATGATTCAGCTGCTCAATACAATGACGGGCGTGTGGGCACTGCATACATACAAGAACTTCGCTTTAATACCTACTGCGAACGTTTGCAAGGTCTCGTAATAGAAGAATTTGATACAGAATTCAAACGTTATCTGTTAGATAAAGGTGTAAACATTGATACATCAATGTTTGATATCAAGTTTCAACCACCTCAAAACTTTGCAGCTTATCGACAAAGTGAAATCGACAACGCTCGTGTACCTACTTATACACAAATGGCAGCAATCCCTTATGTGTCAAATCGTTTTGCATTGAAACGTTTCTTAGGTCTCACTGATGAAGAAATTGCAGAAAATGAACGCTTGTGGCGTGAAGAAAATGATGAGAATCTTGAAGCTCAGCAAACAGATGCAAGCGGTGAAATGAGAGCAGCAGGCATCAGTGGAACTGGTATAGATGCTGACCTAGGCATGGGAGAGGATGAACTTGAAGGCGGCGAACTACCTGTAGAAGGCGGCGAAGGCGAAGCCCTACAAACAGCAACAGATCAACCATTGGGCGGAACACCACCGCCGGCATCGGACCAAACTATATAAATAATAATATGATACTGAGAGAATTATTTTATTTTGACAGAGAAACGGTAGAACCGGTTGAGAATGATTCGTATGAACCTGAATACGATGATTCTCCGGTTGACTTCGATGATACTAGAAAAACTAGACTAACGCTTGCTCAAATCAATAGAATAAGAAAAGCATCTGATTTTCACAACAAAGAAAAGCGCAACGAATTAGAATTCGTAAGACAAATGTATGGCGCGTCAGCACAGGCAGCAGCCGGCGGGTTCTGATGTCTAAGATAGACAAAAGACAATTTACAAAACAAGAGTGGAAGCGTATCAAAGAACAGCGCCGACTCTCTAAACAAAATAAAAAAATCGAATCACAGTATACATCTTCTATAAAAAATCAAAAGATTGCATTTGTGATTGGCAATGGAGTCAGTCGACGCAGTATAGATCTACAACCTCTTAGAAAGTATGGAAAAATATATGGATGCAATGCATTATACAGAGAGTTTGATCCTGATGTGTTAATCGCAGTTGACACAAAGATGATTTTGGAAATTGACAAAGCAAGATATCAGCATCGAGTTCCTGTGTGGACAAATCCAAACAAATCATATGCTAAAATGTCCGGATTTAATTTTTTTAATCCTTCAAAGGGTTGGAGCAGTGGTCCAACTGCACTATGGAAATCCAGCGAAGAGGGCTTTGAAGAAATATATATTCTAGGTTTTGATTATCAGGGAATTGGTGAAAATAATCAAACTGTAAACAACATTTATGCAGGCACTGTAAATTACAAAAAAACGCACGAAAGGGCAACCTATTATGGTAATTGGCTCAAACAAACAGTAACTACCATACAAAAAAACTCAAAAACGAGATATATAAGAGTAATAGAGGACAACGGATTTGTTCCTAAAGAACTGAGTAATTTATCTAACATTACTCATATTTCTGTTGAAGATTTTAAAAAAATCTTTAACAATTGATTGATTTTGGTTCAAAATAATTCATTTTGAACCTATTTCCATGCATTTTTTTCTCTTTTAATTAAATAACATATGACAGCCCATACTAATCAGTATGATAACAACATTTATAGGAGATAAAGATGGCAGATCGCAAAAAGTTTGAAGAAATGCTAAACCTTCTTGTCAACGAAGATAGAGAAGCAGCAGCAGAATTATTCCACGAGATTGTGGTAGAAAAATCAAGAGATATTTATGAATCACTTCTAGAAGACGAAGCAGATCTTGACGAAGAAGACGACGAAGAAGTTGATGAGTCAGAAGACGAAGAAGTTGATGA